GGAGGCGCACCATGGCTGATCTCGATGAACGTTTCGCGCGCCATCGGCAGGCGCTGGGCGCTGCAATCAATCATGCCGGCCTCACCCAATCAGATTTGAACCGATTGCTTGTGCGGGCCGAAATTCTGCAAGCCGCTGCCCATTTAATGGAGGCGGTGGAGGCCGCCCGCGTGAGCTGGGAGGAAGCGACGGCGGGGCTCAACGCGGCGATGGCGCTGTATCAGCGGCATCGCGACGCGCAGCGGGAGAACATCGACCATGTCTGACCGGCGCCCCCTCCACGGCCAGTGTGGCGAGTGTAAGTACGTCTGGGCGGTGGTCTATCTTCCCATGGACGCGACCAAGGCGGCCGAGGCGATGCTGCGCGCAACCTGCCCTATGTGCGGTGGCCGCGAGGTTTTTGTCGCCAGCAACGCAGATGTCGCGGAGGCGGCAAGCAATGCGGGATAGCCTGTTTTCTGGCCGCAACCACTACGATCAGCAGATCGCCGATGCCGACCGGCTGTCCTGCGAATTGCTGATGGAGGCGACCACGCGCCGCCTGGTGCGCGTCTCGGGCCCGGTGGACGCCGCCCGCGTGGCCTATCGCCTGGCGGATGTCTGCGCCGGTGCCAATGTGGTGCCGCTCGAGCTTCTGGAGCCGGAAAAGCCCAAAGAGGCGGTGGCGGCCGCGCCGGCAGCGAAAAAGTCGCTGTTCGAGCGCGTCATGGGCGTGATGAACCGGGTGCCCATCCTCTGGTTCTATGTCGGGCTGTTCTGCGGATGGCTGGTGTTCCGGCTATGAAGGTCCAACCCCGCCAATGACTTAACCAAGGCCGGACTTGCTTAAGTGGTTCGGCCATGGACACTGCACGACTGCGTTCTTGCCAAGGGAGGATTGTTGATGCCGGTGCGCGTGAAGCTGACCGAGAAGATGGTGCGGGGCCTCGATCCGCGCGCCAAGGATTACCAGGTGTTCGACGAGGAGGTCCGGGGGTTCGCGGCGGTGGTCTATCCGTCCGGCTCCCGGGCCTTCGCGCTTTCCTACCGCTTCCATGGCCAGCAGCGCCGCCTTGTGCTCGGGCGGTGGCCGGACTGGTCTGTCGTCGCGGCGCGCGAGCGCGCCAAGGTGCTGCGCCGGGATATCGACGCCGGGATCGACCCGGTGGCCGAGCGGCAGGAATCCCGCGAGGCACCGCGCGTGTCCGACCTGATCGATCGCTTCATCAAGGAGCACCTCCCCCGTCTCGCGCCGCGCAATGCGTCGGACCAGACGTCCATGCTCCGCAAACTGGTAGAGCCGGAATGGAAGAACCGCCTCGTGCGGGATATTACGCCGGCGGACGTCGAGAAACTGCTCTCCAAGATCGCCGAAGGGCGGGCGCGGCCGCACAAGGCGAAGCCGAAGGGCAAGCGAGCCAAGCCGCTCGCGCCGCCCAAGCCCACGCCGATCCGCGCCAACCGCTGCGGCGAGATGCTGCGGAAGATGTTCACGCTCGCGGTCAAATGGAAGATGCGCGACGACAACCCGGCGGCCGGGTTCCGCAAGCGGCTCGAAAACGAGCGGGAGCGGTTCCTCACCGTCGCCGAGATCGGACGGCTCGCCGCGGCGCTGGCGGCCGCCGAGGATCAGCGTGGCGCGACCATCATCCGCCTTTGCCTTCTCACCGGCGCTCGCCTCGGCGAGGTCCGGTGCGCGCGCTTCGACCAGTTCAATCTCGATCTGTTGGTCTGGTCCAAGCCCGCCGCCACCACCAAGCAGCGGAAAATCCATCGCCTGCCCATCTCCGAAGATGTGGCGGCGATCATTCGTCAGCGGCGCGGCGCGGTGGATTCGGACTGCGCATGGCTGTTCCCCGGCGATGCCGAGGACAAGAACCAGCCGGTGCAGGATCTGCGGCGCTTCTGGGCGAACATCCAGACGGCGGCGGAATTGCCGGGCGTGCGCGTCCATGATCTGCGGCACACCTTCGCCTCGCTGCTGGTCAGCGGTGGCGCTTCACTCGAAATGATCGGCAAGTTGCTGGGCCATACCCAGCACAAGACAACCCAGCGCTACGCGCACCTTCTCGATGCGCCGCTACGCGCTGGGGTGAACACCGTTGCTGATTTGGTCAAACCACGCTTACGCGTGGTCGGCGAGGACGCTTAGACGACCTCGCGGAGCGCTCGCCATATAGGATTGAGCCTCCGGCGGATGGTGCGCTCATCTGGCGCTTCGCCGCGCTCATCGCGCCTGGCGAACCATTCCTGAATCTCGCCGACAAATTCGGCTTGCGTCTCGGGGATGCCGTGCTCGTGAAGGCGCTTCACTACATGGACGTACATCGCGTCCCAATCGTAGCGCGAGCTGCTCGGCTTGACCGAGGGCTTCTGCACCAGCTCGTGTTCTTCCTCGAATTTCGCCACATCGGCGGCGGTGACGTGGAGGTCGGCTCGGGCAACCTTGATGCCCCGCTCGGGCGTGGTGATGAACTGGAATTCGGCCTCGGGATCGTCGGGAGGTTTCACGCGGAAAACGCGCACTTCCTTCGGTCCGGTCCAATCGCGGCGGAACATCGGCCCCAGATCGACGGCTTTGATGGTCACCAAGCCAGCGATGGGCTTGTTGTCGCAAAAGGCGCGCGGCACGCTGGTGACGAAATCGAAATGCCCCATGGCCGCCCATTCGGCCAGGTCCGTGAGTGTGCATCGCCATCGGCCGGCGAGTTCGAGAAGCGGGTAAGCGTATCGTGGCGGCAGTGCCATGCAGGTTCTCCCCCTGGGTTCGGGCAGGTTGCCTGCGATCGAGCCTATGCTGCCTCGCCATCAACCTGCGGTTGTATGCGGATTAACGCGGTTTGAAGCCTGCTAGTCCACCGCGCAAGCCGTTAAGAATCGGCAGCAAGCCTTGATTTCGGAGTTGACTTATCCACAGGGGTGGCACGCTGCCGCGACCACCCTCGCCACCTCCCGCCTTCGCGCCATCCGGCCCTGTCCAGCACTCTCCGACCAGTAATCGCGGCCCTGTTCCCGGGCCGTCTGTCGGAGGATGGAATGAGCGAAACAAATGCACCACCGCCCAGCGACAATGATGGCGGTGGGCTGCTCGACGACTGGATGAGCCGCGCTGATCTGGCGGGTGAACTGGGCTTGTCCGAGGACACCCTGTCCCGCTGGGAAACGCGCCGCATCGGGCCGCCATGCGTCCGAGTCGGCCGCCGGGTTCTGTATCGCCGTGGTGCGGTGCAGGAATGGCTCCGCTCGCAGGAGGAGCGCGTCTTGCGCCGCCCCGGAGGCCGGTCGTGAGCGCGAAGGTGGTTGGCTTCCCCGGCATGACCATCGAACGCGCCCGCGAGATCGTGGCCGTCTCCGAGCTCTATAGCGGCCGGGAGATCGTCACCGCATGCAAGCTGCTGTTCGAGCATGGGACCGCCGATGACGCGCGGGACGTGCTGGCGCTGCAGAAGGCGGGGATCGTCGCGGGCTTCGAGCGGGCTCATGCACCGTCACTTCGGGTCGCGGCGCGCCGAGAGCGGCGGGTCGCGCTACTCGGCATCTACGTGTTGTTCGCGAGCGCGGTGGGGACCGTGGTGCTCGCGTCCTGGTTCTTTCACGCAATCAAGGCGGTTTTTCCGTGAGCGCTCCCATTGCCTATCCCCTTGCCTGGCCCCTCGAGCTGCCCCGCGCATCCAAGCGTGGCAGCTCCCCTTTCCGGGTGTCGCTTACCCGAGCGGTGGCGGACCTGCAGGACTCGCTCCGGCTGTTCGGGTCGGACACCGGCCTGCCGGTCAAGAACGTGGTGATTTCGTCCAACGTGACGCTGGGGGAGCCCCGGCCTTCGGATCCGGGTGTGGCCGTCTATTTCGATTGGGACGGCGCGCAGCGGTGCATCGCGGTCGACCGCTTCCCGGCCGTCGAGGCGAACGTCCGCGCCATCTACCAGATCCTCGAGGGTCGCCGGCAGGAGATGCGCTATGGCGGCCTGCACATCGTGCGCGCCGCCTTCCGGGGCTTCGCCGCGCTACCACCGCCGGATGATTGGCGGCGGGTGCTGGGCCTCGACGATCGGTCCGGGCTGGCGGAGGTTGAGGCCGCCTATAAGCGCCTGGCGCGTGACCGGCATCCGGACGCCGGCGGCACCGAGGCCGCCATGGCCGCACTCAATGCGGCGAGGGAGGCGGCTCGGCGCGAGCTCGTGGCGGCGTGACGGTGGCCGAGGAAGTCATCGAGCGCGCTCGGATGCTGCTCGAGCGCGTCCTGTTCGACGAGCGCGGCACCATGGTCGCCGGCAAAAACGTGGGCGGCAATGGCGGCCTGCTGTCTCGCGAGACGATCATCGCGGCCGAGCAGCTCCACCGCGCCCTGGACGCTTACGACGCGGCCCGCAAAGCCGAATGAAGGGGCCGCGCTCGAGCAAATCGCTGTTTCGCGCCATCTCTGGCCGGGGATCCCGAGAGAAGGTCCACCGCGAGACGGGATTGGCCGGCCTGGAGATCGAGGAAGTGCCACAGGCGCCCGAGGAGCGCCGCGCGCTCGATCTCTACCCAACCGGCGAGCCCGAGGCCATCCGCGGCCTGCTCGCCCGCGACGGTGCCCGCATTCGTGCCTTGGGGCGCGTCTGGGAGCCTGCGGCGGGCTATGGGCATCTATCCCACGAGATCGAGGCCTTCGGCCTTCCCTGCGCCGTCTCTGACGTCGCCGACCACGGTTGCCCGGGCGTCGAGGTCCGGAGCTTCTACGATTACCACCGCGCCCTGGCGCCGGCGATCATCACGAACCCGCCCTATGCCGAGATCAATGCCCGGGATGGGCACGGCCGCTGGCTGCGCCACACACTTGAAATGCCGGGCTGGTCCTACTGCGCGCTCCTGCTGTCCTGGGACTGGCCCGCGGCGCGCGCCAACGGCCTGGGAGCGCTGCTGGACCGGCATCCCTTCTCCTATTGCTACCTCATGCGCTGGAAGCTGGATTTCACCGGCGAGGGAAGTCCACCGCAGCGCAACGCGTGGTTCATCTGGGATCGGGACTGGACTGGCTCCGAGCCGGCCTTCCGCTTCATGGATCGAACGGACGGGGAGCGGCTCAAGATGGCCGACCTGTTCGCATGACGGCCCCACCGCGCGTCGTGGTGCTCCCCTGGCCGCCGAAGGGCCTTTCTCCCAACGACCGACGCCACCGCATGGCGGTCGCGGGCACGAAGAAGAAATATCGGGCGGATTGCGCCTGGTCGACCATCGCTTGCGGCGTCCGGCGCATCGAGGCCACTGCCTTGCGCGTTCGCATCACCTTCCATCCGCCCGATCGTCGCCACCGCGACACCGACAACATGCTCGCGTCCATCAAGGCCGGGCTCGATGGCGTGGCGGACGTGATCGGAATCGACGATTCGCGTTGGGAGCTGGTGCTCTCTCGAGGAGCGCCGAAGGCGCCGGGTCGTATCGAGCTCACGCTCGAGCCGCTCTGACGAGCGACGACTTTTGCTCCGGCCTTCGGCCGGAACATTCCATCAACGGCGCGCAGGCGCGCCGAGAGCCGCCACCGCGCGCCATCCCGCCACCGCCGGGGAATGCTCCCGTGCTCCAGAATTCACATTGTTGGGGGAAATCATGCGGGATAATTACGCGCCCCTCGGGGCCGGCCTATGAGCCACAAGGCTTCCAATTGGCTGGCGACTATTCCGGCCGAGGCGATCAATGCCGGCGCATTCCGGGTTCTGTTTCACCTGTGCGATGCGCACAACTCCCTGCGAGATCCGGAGACGGCCTGCTTCCCCAGCCAGGAGAGGTTGCGGGCGGCCACCGGGCTGTCGAACGGCGGCCTTAACAACGCGCTGAATGCGCTTGAAGGTGCCGCGCTGATACGCCGGCGGCGCACAAGAAACGCGGACGGGACGCGCGGTCCCACCTACTACATCTTGGGCTGCGACCAAGAGCCGGCACAAGCCCCGACTCCACAAAATGGAGATGGTCCGGAGGGTGGAAGGCCGGGGCGGCGCGCGTGTGGACAGCCTGTGGATAACTCGTCAGCCAACTCCAAATTGAGGGGCAAACCAACTCCAAATTCAGGCCTCAGCCAACTCCAGCCCAGTGGAGTAGAACCTGTAATAGATCCATTAAAAGAACCTTTGCGTGCGCGATCCGCGCTTTCCGGGCCTGTGGATATCGAGCGCCCGAGCGCGGAACGGCGAGCTGCTGTGGTCGAGGAAATGGCTCGGAAGTATCCGGCACTGGTGCGGAGGGTCGGGTGATGGCTCCGACGATAATGGATTGGGACGATACGCCTTGCCCGGACTGCCATCGCCCGCATCTGTGCGAGGGCATCTGCTCGAGCGAAGAATTCACAAATGGCTCCGTGGTGGTCTGCACCTCGTGTGGCTTTGCGGTTTCCGGGCGAAGCCGTGAGATGGTGCTGGCGGCGGTTCGCGTGCTGGCGCGCTGGAAAATGGTTTGATGAAAGGGGCAGGCATGACGGAAGCATTCACTCCAACGCAGATTGAGGATCGCATGGAGGAGGCGGCGCGCACCCTGCGGCGTCTGCCCAATCCGCCGGGCTCAACGCCTCGCGGGCACAAGTCGGGCTGGCCTGAATACGTGCAGGAGCGTGGTGCATATGGCTACAACGAGACGCGCATCCGCATCGTGCCCAGCGCCCGGGACATTAAGCATATGGAGGAATGCTTCGAGTGGTTGAGCTGGCTCGAGCCCGATGACGCGCGCATCGTCTGGTCGCGGGCCGAGGGTATGCGCTGGCGGCAGATCGGGATCCGCGCCGGTTGCGTGCGGCAGACCGCTTGGCGGCGTTGGGTCGCGGCGCTGGTGGTTATCTCTAAGCGATTGAACCAGAAGCATAAAACGAAGCCGGCCCCGGCCGCGAGGAAAAGGGCGGCGGATGAGCCCGTTGTCAAAGCGGATGCGGACGCGCCCGCCACGCTGCTGTGAGGGTCCGATCCGTTGAACTTTTGGCGCGACAGAACGCGGTCAAATCGGGCACTTTCTGGATAGTCTCGCGAGACCTGGCGCCCCTCCCCGGTGCCCCCTCCCCCGCTTCGGGTCCTTCCCGGCGGTGGACGTATGCGGGGGGGCTTTGCGCGCTAAGTCTCTAGTGACAAAGGATTTTTCTGGGTTCGCGGCCAGGGTTCGCACCTTTGGGTTCGCGGGTTCGCGGTAGGCGTTTCGGGCGTTGCGGTAGGGTGGACTGGCCGGGGTTTTCGAACCCCGGCCTTTTTCTTGCGCCCTGCCCTGCGCGGATCGTTCTGCGGGATGGATGCTGGTTTCCCAGCCTGGCTCATAACCAGGACCACGCCGGTTCGATTCCGGCTCCCGCGACCAACTCGAGGTGCTCCGTGTGGCGGGGCTTCCCCCAAGCCCGCGCCGGTCGGTGGTCGGCTAGCGGAGCACCTCGACCCAAACCCGGCAGGACGCTGCCGGTCAGGCCGCCCGGGCTCCGCCTTCCTCCCCGGAGCCATGGGCGGCCGTACTTTCTGGAGGATGATGTTGAAGATCGAGATGTTGGCGGTGGCCGACCTGGTGCCGTATGCGCGCAATGCGCGGACGCACCCGGAATGGCAAATCGCGCAGATCGCCGCCTCGATTGCCGAGTTCGGCTGGGCAAACCCGGTGCTGGTCGGGGCGGACAACGTCCTGATCGCTGGCCATGGTCGCCTGCTCGCGGCCGAGCGCCTCGGGCTCGACAAGTTGCCGGCGATCGTCCTCGATCACCTCACCGAGCGGCAGCGCCGGGCTCTGGTGATCGCCGACAATAAGATCGCCGAGAATGCCGGATGGGACGAGGAGCTGCTGCGCCAGGAATTGGCCGCGCTGCGCGACGAGGGCTTCGATCTCGACGTGGTCGGGTTCTCCGAGACCGAGCTCGAGGAAATCCTCGGCGGCCTCGATGATGCTGGCGAGCCGCCGGCGCTGGGCGACCCGGACCATGTTCCGGAGGTCGGGAAAAAGGTCGTCAGCCAGCGTGGGAATGTCTGGCTGCTCGGGTCGCACCGGGTGATGTGCGGAGACTCGACGTCCAAGGCGGATATGGCCGCGCTCTGCGGTTCGGAGCTGGTGGACGGGTGCTGGACGGACCCGCCCTACAACGTGAATTACGAGGGGTCGGCTGGGAAAATCCAGAACGACAACATGGAGTCGTCGGACTTCCGGCGGTTCCTCGTCGAGGCGTTCGGGGCCGCCGCGTCGGTGATGAAGAAGGGCGCGCCGATCTATGTGGCGCACGCCGACACCGAGGGGCAGAATTTCCGGGCCGCGTTCAAGGATGCGGGCTTCAAGCTGTCGGGGTGCCTGGTCTGGGTGAAGCCCAGCCTTGTGCTCGGGCGGTCGGACTACCAGTGGCGTCACGAGCCGATCCTTTACGGATGGAAGGCGGGCGGGCCGCACAAGTGGTACGGCGGTCGCGCTCGCACCACCGTGATCGAGGACCAGCGCCCACCGCTCCGGATCATGCCGGACGGCTCGCTGCAGATCGATATCGGTGGGCAGGTGGTGGTCGTCACCGGCGACAAGCTGGCGGTCGAAACGCTCGACCAGTCGGTGCTCCGCGCGGACAAGCCGGCGCGCAATGGCGAGCATCCGACCATGAAGCCGGTCGGGCTCATTCTCGGCATGCTCGAGAATTCGACGAAGCGCGGCGACCTGGTGCTCGATCCGTTCGGCGGGTCGGGATCCACGCTGATCGCCTGCCATGGCGTGGGCCGATCCGCCCGGCTCATGGAGCTGGACGAGAAGTTCGCGGACGTCATCGTCCGCCGCTGGCAGGAATACACGGGCCTCGAGGCAAAACTCGAGGGCGACGGCCGCACGTTCGAGGCCATCGAGGCCGGACGGGAAGCGGCGTGAGCGAGATGCTTCTGGGGCCGGTGATGGTCCCGGATTTTGCCAACCCTCGGCCCGAGGACGTGGACGTCGCGTTCATGCGGATGCGCCTCGCGACGATTCGGCGGTTCTCGGGAAACATGCACGCGCTCTATGTCGCGCAGCACCAGCGCCTTTGCGGTGCCATCGCGCGGTCGATGGGTTACGGACCGGCGATCGTCGAATGGTCCGAGCACCATGACGACCATGAATTCGCGACCGGCGACATTGCTACGCCGGTTCAGCGCGTGGTCGGCATGGAGGCGATTCGGGCGCTGCAAGCGCGGTGGGATATCGCAATCTGTGGCGCGCTGGGCATCCTGGTGCCCACCGACGATGTGCGCCGCCATGTGGCGGTGGTCGATGCCATCGCCCTGGTGATGGAGTGGCACTGGCTCCTTGGTCGGGATCCTGCGGAGTTGGGCCTGAGTGACGATGTGGTCACGGTTGCCATGGGTTCCTCTGGCCTGCTCTGCGAGGCGTTCTGATGGCCGAGCGGCCACGCTCGCTTCGGTTTGCGACCAGCAAGGTCCGGCGCGTGGTGCATCGGACCGGAACGGCGGCCAAGGTGATCGGTCGCCTCCAGCCTGGCGTCCGGGTGACCGGACTGACCGCCGGGCAGTTCTCGGCGATCGACGCCATGGAGCACATGGTCGACGAGCTGGGGCCGGCGGCGGTGCGGGTGTCGACCTGGACCACCGGCATCTACGATGTGAAGCGGGCGCGGGATATCCGGACCCGCGGGCGCATCACCGATATCCGGATGCTGCTCGACCGTGGCACGTTCGAGAAGTCGCCCAAGTATGCCGGGCCGCTGATCGAGGTGCTGGGCATCGACGCCTTCCGGTGCGTATCGGTCCACGCGAAGATCGTCATCGTCTCTGGCGAGCGCGGCAACGCGGTGATGCGCTCGAGCATGAATTTGAACAAGAACCTGCGCACCGAGCAGTTCGACATCGACGTCGATGATGCGGTCGCCGGGCTCTATACCGATTGGTTCGACGCACTCTGGGAGGAATCGGGGCGCAGTCAGGACAATCGGGCGATTATTCGGGCGGTCTATGACCGTTTTCTCGCTGATCCCGAGGAGGTCGACGCGCCCAAGCGCCAGCAGCGCGAGCCGAAGCCCAAGGTGGCGAAGGCGCCCAAGCTGCAGGACGTGGTGTTCTCCGAGGCCGACCTGTCCGGCCTCATCGGGGATTGAGGGGCGGAAGGTGGATTTTCAGGGGAGAGTCCGGTCGGTGCGGGCCGAGAACTGGGACAGTTTCGCGCAATTCGCGCACCTTCTGGGTGTCTCGGCCACCGATTTGGCCTGGATACTCGAAAAGGGAGGGAAAATGCACGAAGAGCGACGGGTTTCCATCGAGGCGGCGCGCACGAATGTCGGGCGGCGCACGAAGGGCTCCGGCGTGGCGGGAGCCACGGTGCGGGGTATTGAGGGGCAAAGCCTGGGGCGCATCGTCGTCCCGGCAAGCGGCGCGCGGGCCATGAGCGAACAAGCCCACAAGACGGCGGCGCATTATCGGCTCCGCAACGCGTCCGGGGACTATCTGCGGCTCGACTGTGAGGGTCTGACGCGGGAAAAGGCGAGCGCGTGGATCGGGACCGAGGCGCAACTGCGCAAGGTGGTTGAGCGCTTCCCGCTGGCGCTGGGGATGCGGGCGTTCAAGGAGTATGCCGAGAAGAACCGGATCCCGGTTCCGGCGAGTATGTGAGGCGCGGTCAGCGCGCCCCACTCCCATATGGTGCCAGACCGGCCACCAGCGCGGCGATGGCCAGCGCGATATAGGGCGGGATTTCGGCCCGGCCCTTCGCGTATGCGGTGCCGGTGTTGAGCGATAGGCCAAGGCGGCGGCACAGCTCGGCGCGGGAAATGCCGAGCTGCGCTGGCGCGGCTTCGAATTCGGCGGCGATCATCGGGTCACCGCCGGGATCGCCATCATGTCGTGCTCGGGAAAGAGCATCCGGCTCCCATCGGCGAAGCGGACGCAATGATGGTGCGGCGGGACGTGCCCCCGCTCGCTGGGGTGCAGGTTGTCGTCAACCCTCGCGGCCTCCCACTTGGGCAGGCCGCTGGCGGTCGGGACGCGGACGAGGACTGGCGTGCTGTGGGTGTAGGTCATGGCTTGCCTCACATTCCGATGGTTGGCTGATCGAAGGTCGACCAGAAAAGGTACGGGTCGGTACCGAACGGACGCCGGTAGATGATGGCGAAGCTGTTGCGGTAGGTGCCGTTGTCCGCTGCCGTCATGCCCGGGCCGATTGCTGGCCCGCGCTTGCGCATCTGCGTCGGGATAATGTCGAGGGTGCCGAAATTATCGACTGCGGTGTGGCGAAGGATGGCCATGTCGGTGTCTCCGTAGGTTCGGGGTTAGGCGGCTTCGTTGAGGATGGCGAAATGCTGGACCCAGCCGGTCAGGTAAGGAAGGCCGGCGGGGATGCCTTCCTCGCGGTAGAGGCGGGGTCCGATCTTCCAGCCCTGCCATTGTGCGATGGCTGCGGTGAGCGCGGCCTCGAAGGTCTGGCCGGTGTTGACGTTGCTCGCGACGGTGTCGGCGAAATGCCGGCCGTGGCGGCTGTCGAGAAAGTCGCGGATGCCTTCGGGGGCGTAGTAGCCTTCGTGGTCATCGATCGCGTCGGCAATGGCCGCGCTGGCGGCGTCCCATGCCTCGAAGGCGTTGTATCCGGCCTGCATCATGGTGCCGAAGAAGCCCCATTCGCGGTTCTGGGTTACGGGGTTCGAGCGGGTCATGTCGGTGTCTCCGTTCTTGGTGACTTAGTTGTATCGCAAATTTGCGATGACAGCAAGCGCACTGTCATGAATTATCGAATAAAACCAACTGCTTGAGGCGGTTCTGGGAAGGGTTGCAGTCTCGCATGGGAATGTCGCGGCGGGCATATGCGGCGCACCGTGGCGTGTCCGACACGGCGGTGCGCAAGGCGATCGCCTCCGGGCGCATTTCGGTCGAGCCGGACGGGACCATCGATCCGGTCAAGGCGGACGCGCAGTGGGATGCGCAGACGGACCCGGCCAAGCAGCGCGGCGTCCATTCTCGCGAGATGGGCACCCAGACCGCGGCGGATACCACGGCCGCGAAAGCAAAGGCTGGCACCAAGGCGGTGCCGAGCGCGGCCATCGACGCGGTCAACGAGACGATGCGCGATCACGCGGCCGAGGGTGGCGAGGTTCCGCCGGAGCCGGGCGAAGGCGGGCAGGTTTCGTTCCTGCGCGCCCGGATGGCGAACGAGGTTCTGAAAGCGCAGACCGCTCGGGTCCGCCTTCAGAAGATGAAGGGCGAGCTGGTCGATCGCGTGAAGGCGACGAACGCGGTTTTCGATCTGGCGCGGCGCGAGCGGGACGCCTGGCAAAACTGGCCGCCTCGCGTGGCCGCGAACATGGCGGCCGAGCTGGGTATCGAAGCGCACAAGATGGAGCAGGTGCTCGAGAAGTACCTCCGGCAGCAATTGTCGGAGCTGGCCGAGGTCAAGATTGAGCTCCGCTGAAGCCTTCGAGGGTGCCGACGAAATCCGCCGCGCATGGCTGGCGGGGCTGGCACCGGATCCGACACTGACCGTGTCGGAGTGGTCGGACCGGCACCGCATCCTGTCCTCGAGGGGTGCCTCGGAGGCCGGGCCGTACCGGACCGCGCGGACGCCGTTCATGCGCAAGATCATGGACGCGCTCTCGCCGTCCGATCCGGCGCGGCGGGTGGTGTTCATGAAGGCCGCGCAGGTCGGGGCGACCGAGGGCGGCAACAACTGGATCGGGTTCTGCATGCACCGGGCGCCGGGCCCGTTCCTGGCGGTGCAGCCGACCGTCGACATGGCAAAGCGCCTGTCGCAGCAACGCATCGAGCCTCTGATCGAGGATTCGCCGGCGCTGCGCGAGCTGGTGCTGCCGTCGCGCTCGAGGGACTCGGGCAACACGATTTTGGCGAAGCGCTTTCCGGGCGGTCAGCTGATCCTCGCGGGCGCGAACAGTGCCGTGGGGCTGCGGTCCATGCCGGCCCGGTGGGTGTTCTGCGATGAGGTGGACGCATATCCCGGTGACGTCGATGGCGAGGGCGATCCGATCGCTCTGGCCGAGGCGCGCACGAATTCGTTCGGCCATCGGTCGAAAATCTTTCTGGCCTCCACGCCAACCATCAAGGGGCTGTCGCGGATCGAGCGGGAGTACGAGTTGAGCGACCAGCAGCGCTACCACGTCCCCTGCCCGGAATGCGGGGCGCTGCAATGGCTCAAGTTCGAGCGGCTGCGCTGGGAGCCTGGCCAGCCTGAAACGGTCCGCTACGTCTGCGAGCACTGCGAGGCGGAAATCGCCGAGCGCCACAAGACGTGGATGATGGACGAGGCCAATGGCGCGGATTGGTTCCCGACCGCGGCGGATGACATTCAGGCCAAGGCCAAGGCCGCCGGCATCGTCGGCTTCCACATCTCGGGGCTCTATTCCCCGCTCGGGTGGCTGTCCTGGGAGGATATCGCCCGGGATTGGGAATCGGCGCAGGGCAACGACGCCGCGCTGAAAACGATGAAGAACACCGTGCTGGGCGAGACCTGGCAGGAAAAGGGCGAGGCGCCGGACTGGCAGCGGCTCTATGAGCGCCGTGAGGGCGGGAACCTTGGGCAGGTGCCGGATGGCGGGCTGGTGCTCACCGCCGGCGCGGATATCCAGCGCGACCGCATCGAGGTCGACGTGTGGGCCTGGGGCCGGGGCGTCGAGTCCTGGCTCGTCGATCACATCGTCCTCGAGGGCGACGTGGCGCGGCCCGAGGTCTGGGCCGAGCTGGCCGATCTGCTCGGTCGGACATGGCCGCATGCCTCGGGCGCGGAAATGAGCCTTGCGCGGCTGGCGGTGGATACCGGCGACGGCATGCACACCGACGCGATCTATGCCTGGGCCCGCAAGATGGGCCGCGGGCAGGTGCTCGCGGTCAAGGGGCGCGGCGGTTTTGATCGCTCGATGCCGGTCGACGGGCCGACCTACGTCGACGTCACCGAGGGCGGCCGCAAGTTCAAGCGCGGCGCGCAGCTCTGGAACGTCTCGGGCGCGGTGTTCAAGTCCGAGTTCTATCGGTTCCTGCGGCTGTCGCGGCCGACCGACGAGGAGCTGGCGGACGGTGTCGGCTTCCCGGCGGGGTATGTCCATATCCCGCGCGGCGGGGTGACGGCGGAATGGCTGAAGCAGGCTACGGCCGAGCAGCTGATGACCATCAAGACGCGGCAGGGCTACCAGAAGCTCGAGTGGCAAAAGACCCGGGATCGCAACGAGGCGCTCGACTGCCGGGTCTATGCCCGCGCGGCCGCCTGGCTGATGGGCATCGATCGCTGGGACGAGAAGCGCTGGGCCGAGCTCGAGGCGCAACACAACACTGGCCTGGATGAAGCACCGCCGGCGGGCGTGCCCAACCGGCCGCAACAACAACAGGCGCCGCGCCGTCCTTCCAACTGGATGGGCGGGCGGCCGCGAGGAAACTGGTTCTGATGGCGGGATTTACGCAGGCGCAGTTGGTGGCGATCAAGGAGGCCTACGCCTCCGGCATTACCCGGGTGTCCTATGATGGGAAAACTACGGAGTACCGCTCGCTCGCCGAGATGAAGCAGATCATCGGCACCATCGAGGCCGACCTGGCCGCCGAGGCCGGGACGGCTCGCCCGGCTGCGGGCTACGTGCGGTTCAAGAGGGGCTGATCGACATGGCAAAACTTGCCCAGCCCCAGGGCGTTCGCTGGGGCATGATGGATCGTGCGCTTGCGGCGGTGGCGCCCCGGGCGGCGGCGAAGCGCTACGCGGCGCGCGTCTCGATTGCCAACCTGCGGCGCGGCTATGAGGGCGCGCAAAAGGGCCGGCAAACGGATGGCTGGAAAACGTCCAGCACGGCGGCGGACACTGAGATCGGCGCTGCCGGCGCCATCCTCCGGGACCGCATGCGGGATCTCGTGCGCAATAACGCGCTCGCCACCCAGGCAGTGCAGGTGCTGGTCAACAACATCGTCGGCTACGGCATCCGGCCCCGGGCCGCCTCGAGCAACAAGGCGCTGAACAAGAAGGTCGACAAGCTGTTCGAGCAGTGGTCGAAGCGCGCCGACGCGCACGGCCATACCGACTTCTATGGCCTGCAGGTGCTGGCCGTCCGCGAAATGATCGAGGGCGGCGACCTGTTTGCGGTCAAGCGGCCGCTGCGGGGCCGGGAAGCCGCTGGGGCCGTGCCGCTGCAAGTCGAGCTGCGCGAGGCCGATCACCTCGACGCGTCAAAGTTCCTCGAGGAGTACGAGGGGCGGCGCATCAAGCAGGGGATCGAATACGACCGCGCCGGGCGGCGGCAGGCCTACTGGATGTATCCGGATCACCCGGGCGACGTCTCGCTCGCCTTCTCGAGCCGGCTGGATTCGGTGCGGGTGCCTTCGGACATGGTGGCCCATCTGTTCGAGCGGCAGCGCGTGCAGTCGCGCGGGGTGCCGTGGGGCACGCCGGCGCTCACCGCCCTGCGCGACCTGGGCGACTGGCAGATCGCGGAGATGGTCCGCAAGAAAACCGAGTCCTGCATGGTCGGCATCGTGTTCGGCGACGATCAGGAGCTGTCGGCCACGCCGACGATCAAGGATGATCAGGGCCGCACCATCGAGCAGTTCGAGCCGGGCCTGATCGCCTATGCGAGCGGCGGCAAGGACATCAAGTTCAACCAGCCGTCCGCCACGCCGGGAATCCGCGAGTGGAACCTCGTGCAGATGCACATCATCGCGGCGGGCTTCCGGATCCCGTACGCGCTCATGACCGGCGACCTGTCGCAGGCCAATTTCTCGAGCAGTCGCGCTGGGCTCAATGAGTTCCGCCGCATGGTCGAGCAGGTGCAGTGGCAGATCATCATTCCGATGTTCTGCGACCGCATCTGGGATTGGTTCATCGACGCGGCCTTCACCGCCGGGCTGATCTCGACGGCGGACGTGCCGGCCGAGTGGGCACCGCCCAAGTTCGAGAGCGTCAATCCATGGCAGGACGCGCAGACGGACCTGCTCGAGGTGCGGGCGGGCTTTGCGACCGTGCCGCAGATGACCGCCAAGCGCGGTTACGACTGGCGCACCAATCTCGAGGAGCAGCGCGAGTTCATCGCCGCGGCGGACGCGGCCGAGCTCGTGTTCGACAGCGATCCTCGGAAGGTCACCAACGCCGGGCTGGCGCAGGCCAAGGATCCCCTCGATCCGGACGCTGCCCCGGGCAACGCGTCGCAGGGCGGCGGCCAGAACTAGGAAGGTCAGGAAAATGACGAAACATATGATGGACCTGCCCATGATCGGGCGGGCCGCCGAAGTCGTGCCGGCATCGGTCGATGCCGAGGCGCGCACGGTCGAGGTGGTCTGGACAACTGGCGCCACGGTGCAGCGGGTCCGGTGGGAAGGCTGGGACGATCGGATCGAGTATGACGAGGAGCTGGTGGTGTCCGGCAATGCCGTGCGCCTTGAGCGGCTCAATTCGGGCGCGCCGTTCCTCAACGCACATTCCGCCTGGCGGGCGGAGAGCGTTATCGGCTCGGTGGTGCCCGACTCGGTGCGGATCGAAGCGGGCAAGGGCTACGCCACGATCCAGTTGACCGAGGCCGAGGACGCCAAGGGGATCGTGCAGCGCATCCTCGAGAAGAACCTTCGCTTCGTCTCGGTGGGCTACCGCGTCCACGAATATCAGATCACCCGAAAGGAGGGCGAGCGCGAGATCTGGCGCGCCGTCGATTGGGAACCCCTCGAAATTTCGGCGGTGCCTATCCCCGCCGATCCGGAGGCGCAGGTCCGCTCTGGCAATGCCCAGACGTCTGCGCTCGCACCCTGTGTCCTGGTTCGCCAGGACGTCACCGCCGCCCCTGCGGCACATTCCGAAGGAGAAGAGACCATGTCTCGCAACAACCAGCAGGCGGCGGCCGGTGAAACCGAGCGCCGCGAAACCGTGGAGACGGTTGAAACTCGCGCCGCCGCGCCTGCTCCGGCAGCGCCCGCTGCCGTCGAAACGCCGGGCGTGGACGCCGAGGCGGTTCGCGCCGAAGAGCGGTCGCGCGTGACCACCATCACCACCCTTTGCGCCCGCCATGGGCTCGACGACGAGTTCCGCGACGACCTGGTCGCTCGCGGTGTGTCGCTCGAGAATGCCCGTGCGGCGATCCTCGACAAGATCGCCGACGCCGATCCGCTCCAGGGCCGCGCCAGCGAGCCGGCCCCGGCGCAGGCGCGCGATGAGCGGGCTGGCGTGCAGTATCGCGAGGCCATGGCCAATGCGCTGCTGCATCGGTCGAACGCGCCCGGCCTCGAGCTTTCCGATGGCGGTCGCGAGTTCCGCGGCATGTCCCTGATGGAGCTGGCCCGGCACTCGCTCGAGCGTTCGGGCGTCAACACCCGGGGCATGGGCCGCATGGAGATGGCGGCCGCCGCTCTCGGCCAGCGGGCGGTGGGCTATCACACCACCGGCGATTTCCCGGCCGTGCTCGCCAATATCGGCAACATCACGCTCCGGGATGCATATCGCACTCTGCCGCGCACCTTCACCGCCTGGGCGCGCCGCGCCACGCTGTCGGACTTCCGGCCGACGACCCGGGTGCAGGTGTCGAACGCGCCGCAGCTTGAGAAGGTGCCCGAGGGTGCCGAGTTCAAGTACGGCACTTTCGGGGAGGCCTCGACGCAGTATGCGCTGGCCACCTACGGCAAGATCATCGCGTTCAGCCGCCAGATGCTGATCAACGATGATCTGGGGGCCTTCACCCGCGTTGCCAACAGCTTCGGCGCTCGCGCCGCGCAGCTCGAGGGCGACCTGGTGTATGCCATCCTGCTCCAGAACCCGAACATGGCGGACGGCAAAGCCCTGTTCCATGCCGATCACGGCAACCTCGGCACCGCGTCGGTGATCGACGAGGGCGCGCTGATCGAGGCTTACGAGGCCTTCGCGGCGCAGACGGATATTGATGGCACCGCCATCGACGTCAGCCCCGAGTTTGTCATCGTGCCTCCCGGCCAGCGTGCGGTGGAAGCCCGCAAGCTGCTGACGTCGACCACGCCGGCGAATACCGCTGACGTGAACACCTTCGCCAACCGCCTGCAGGTGGTCGAGGAGCGCCGCCTGATGCCGACTTCCGGTCAGGCGCCCTGGTTCCTCGCGGCCAGCACCGGGCTGATCGACACCATCGAATATGCGTATCTCGATGGGCAGGACGGGGTGTTCACCGAAACCCGCAACGGGTTCGAGGTGGATGGCGTCGAGATCAAGGCGCGCCTCGACTTCGCGGCCTCGGCCATCGATCACCGTGGCCTGTTCAAGAACGCGGGCGCTGCTCCGGCCTAACCGCCGGGTGAGCCACGCGGGCGGGCTTCCCGGCCTGCCCGCTCCCCTTCCCCTTCTCTCGAGGAGAACCTCAAATGAAGAATTTTCTTGCAGTTGGCGACGTGATCGAGATCACGGCCGCCGCGGCCATCGCGTCCGGAGAGGGTGTGGTTGTCGGCACCATCTTTGGCATCGCCATGAACGATATCGCCACTGGCGAAAAAGGGCCGATCAAGACGACCGGCGTCTATGAGCTGACCAAGGTCGGCTCGCAGGCCTGGACCGAGGGCGCGGCTGTCCATTGGGATGCCACCAACAAGCGCTGCACCACCGTGGCGACGGGCAACCGGCTGATCGGTTGTGCAGTCGAGGCGGTCGGTTCCGGTGCCACTCTGACCACCGGCAAGGTCCGGCTCAATGGCATCGCCGGAGTCGGCAATGCCGTGGCGGTCGGCGCGTAAGCGAGGCCGCCATGAACGCCTTCGCCGCCGGCATCAATGCGATCTTTGCCGATCCCAACATGGCAAGGGCCGCGCTCCATCGCGCCGGCGGCGCTGGCGATGGCGCTCCGGTGCGCGTGATCTTTCGCGCTCCGGACCGCATCGCGAATTGGAACGAGGGCCGTTTCGTCACGGACACGATCTTCATCGATGTGCGCGTCTCTGACGTGGCGGTGCTTTCGACAGGCGACACCTTCGAGATCGACGGGGATCTGTTCGAGGTCCGCTCCGATCCCGTCCGAGACCGAGAGCGCCTGTGCTGGGCCGCGGAGGTCCGTGAGCTGTGATCCGGGCAGTAACGATCGGCGACATCAAAAAGGCGATGCGCGAGGAGTACCAGGCTGGCGAGAAGGCCGTCAAAACCGCCATGTCGGTGGCGGGCAAGGGAATTCAGGCGGGCTGGCGTGGCCAGATCGCCGCCGCTGGGCTCGGAGCGCGCCTGCCGCGCACCATCCGGACGCGGGCCTACCCCATCGGCGAGAATTCGATGAATGCCGCCGCCGTGGTCTGGGCCAACGCACCGGAGATCATCGGCGCGTTCGACCGGGGCGCGACGATCCGGTCGCGCGACGGGTTCTGGCTTGCCATCCCGACGCCGGAGGCTGGGGCCAAGGGTATGGGGCGCAAGCGCATCACGCCGGGCGGCTACGAGCAGCGGACCGGGCTTCGCCTGCGGTTCGTCTATCGCAGTAACGGCCCGAGCCTGCTGGTCGCGGACGGTGCCCGCATCAACACGCGCGGGCGGGCGGTCATGAGCCGGGCCAAGGTCCGCGCCGATGGCATCCAGCGCGGCGCGGTGACGGCGATCATCTTCTGGCTCGTGCCGCAGGTCACCCTGCGCAAGCGCCTCAACCTGTCGCGGGATATCGACACCTGGGCCAATCGGGTGCCCGGGCTGATCGTCAGGAACTGGCCGGAGTAGGACGATGGCGGATTCGAAGATGGAGCAGGTGCTCAAGGCGCTGATCGCCGTCATCGAGGCGGAAAAACCCGCCGGCGTCACCGTGCTGCGCAATGCGGTCCTGCCGACGCGGATCCCGGCCGCAGGGCTGATCATCGTCCGCGATGGCACCCCAGGCGAGCCCGAGGTGCTGATGTCGCCGCCGCTCTACTACTACGAGCACGAGGCGGAGGTGGAGATCATCATCGACCGGCCTGCCGCATCGCAGGAGGCGGTGTTCGATGCGCTCAAGCTGGCGGTGGGCACTGCCATCGCCTCGGACCGGACGCTCGGGGGCTTGTGCGACTACGTGCTCGGGCAAGCGCCCGCGCCCATCGTGCTGCCGATCGACGGTGGCGAAGGATTGAAGGCCGCCACCATTCCGGTGGTGCTCATGTACGGGTCGCCGGACCCGCTGCTCTAAAGGAGATTCCAAAATGGCACGCGCACAGGGCGCGCGGTCGCAGCTGGCGGCCGCGTTCGAGACTGTTTACGGCACCGCGCCGTCGAGCGGCTTCACGAAGTTGCCGTTCGCCTCCATCACGCTCGGGTCCGCCCAGCCGCTGCTCGCCAGCGAGTTGCTCGGCTATGGTCGCGATCCGCTCGCGCCCATCAAGGATGCGGTGACCACGGACGGCGATATCGTCGTTCCCATCGACGCGGAAGCTTGGGGCTTCTGGTTGAAGGGGGCATTCGGGGAGCCGGTCACCACCGGCGACGACGCCGCGACGGGCACCATCGTGTTCGCCGAGAACCCCACGGCCGGCGATACCATCACGCTCGGCGGCACCGTCTGGGCGTTCACCGCCTCGGGTGCAACCGGCGCTGAGACCGACATCGAGGCTTCGCTTGCCGATACGCTGGCCGCGCTGGTCATCGATCTGAATGCCTCGGCGGACGCCGCGGTCGCCAAATGCACTTATGCGGCGAGCGGTGGCGACACGCTCGAGATCGTGTTCGACACCGCCGGGGCGGCGGGGAATGCCTTCACCATCGCTGCGAGCGCGGCCATGCCTTCCGGCGCCACGCTGGGTGGCGGTGGCAGTGTTCATACCTTCACGTCCGGATCGTGGACCCTCCCCTCGCTCTCCATCGAGAAGGGCCTCCCCGATGTGCCGCGCTTCGAGATGTTCTCGGGCTGCATGGTCAATTCCCTGTCTTGGCAGATGCAGCGCTCCGGCCTTCTGACCGCGACCGCCAATATCATCGCGCAGGGCGAAACGCCGGCCACCTCGAGCGCCGCCGGAACGCCGGCGGATATCACGCTGGCCCGCTTTGGCCACTTCAATGGCTCCATTGAGCGAGAAGGCGTGGCGTTGGGCAACGTGGTTTCGACCGAGATCACCTATTCCAACAATCTGGACCGCATCGAGACGATCCGCGGTGATGGCAAGATCGACGGGGCGGACCCGTCCATGGCCTCGCTGTCGGGCTCGACCGTGATGCGCTTCGCCGACACCACGCTGCTCGAGCAGGCGCTCAACGGCGAGGCCTGCGAGCTCACCTTCGCCTATTCGTTCGGCGGCAACAGCTTCGAGCTGGTGGCGCATGCGGTCTATCTGCCCCGGCCCCGGGTGGAGATCCCGGGCCCGTCCGGCGTGCAGGTCACCTTCGAATGGCAGGCGGCGCTCGATCCGGTCGCGGGCAAGATGTGCACCGTCACGCTGGTCAATGAAGTGGCGGATTACTGATGCTGCGGCTCGATCTCAAACGTAAGGCGTCCTGGATCGAACTGGGCCACGGCGTTCGGCTCAAATGCGATCCGCTGACCACCGGCGTCATGGCGGCCGCAAAGCGCGACTTCAAGGCCATGGGGATCACCGAGGAATCCTCGCAGGACGATATCGGGATCGCGATGGCGAAGGCGGTGGCGCACCGCGTCATCGTCGAGTGGGACGGGGTGGCCGACGAGGACGGCAACCCGGCCGCGGTGACGCCGGAGGGCATCGACGCGCTGCTCGATATCTGGGTGATCTTCGACGCCTTCCAGAACCAGTATCTCGCCTCGGGCTTCCTGTTGGATCAGGAAAAAAACGGCTCCGCGTCCTCGCCGAGTGGCACTTCGGCGGGGGCGACAGCTACTGCGCGGCCTGCAAAGGCTCGTGCCCGGAGTGCCCGGCCACAATCAACGCGCCGCTAACCCGCGAGGGGGAGCAGGTCTGGGATTTGGCCATGCGGCTCGGAGGTCAGCTCCGGGTCGCGCCAAGAGCCATCATCGGATGGGACATGAACGCGGCGCTCGGGATGGCCCGGGCGCTGGGGATCGACGTGCGCGCGGTGGCGGAGCTGCTGCCCGAAATTGAGGCCGAGATGGCAGCGAAACTGAACGAGCAAATCCGGTCGGAGGGCGACGGTGGTCAATAAGCGCGTAGGCGTGCGCCTCGTCGCCGAGAACGGCCAGCGCGTCAAAGCCGAGCTCAATGGCATCGGGGACGCCGGCGAGCGGTCCTTCGGCCGCATCGAGAAGTCGGCCAACATGGTGGGCCGCGTGGCCGGCCGGGTGTTCGGCATTCTCGCGGCCGGCTTCTCCGTCCGTGCGCTCGGCGACATGGCGCGGCGCTATACCGAGATCGGCAACACGCTGCGCGTGCTCGGCGTCGAGCAGGATCAAGTCGGGGCCAACATCCAGCGGCTCGGGGATATCGCCCAGCGCACACTGACGCCGCTCGACGCCATGGCGAACCTCTATCAGCGCGTCTCGATGGCCGGTGGGGAGCTTG